GTTAAATTAAAGAACCGTTGGTTAGAAAATGTCTAAAATGCCATTACTATAAATAATTGGTAAATACATTCGCTATGTCAACTTTAAGGAGAATAAGATGGCATTTCAGCTTTCACCGGGTGTCCTGGTAACTGAAAGGGATTTAACCGATGTAGTCCCAGCAGTTGCCACCACTGCTGGTGTATGCCGGACATTTCAATTGGGGACCAGTTAATGAAGTAGTTACTGTATCAAGTGAAAAAAATCTGGTCCAGAGTCACGGTAAACCCGACGTTAATACTTACGAAAGTTTTTTCACAGCAGCTAACTTTTTGAGCTATGGCAATAATCTGCAGGTGGTTAGGGCCAGTGGTTCTGGGCACCTGAATGCTACTGCTGTTCGCGCCAATGGTACATTAGTTGCCAATGCAACTGTTGCTACACTTATAGACAATGCTACCAGTTACGAATCCAACGCATCGTTCTTTGTTGGCAATACCAGAACAACTGGTATGTTTGCTGCCAAGTATCCAGGAACCGTTGGTAACAGTTTAAAAATCAGCGTGGCTGACGGTGCTACTTTTTCTAGCTGGAGCTATGCCAATCAATTCAATGGTGCACCAGGAACAAGTTCCTATGTATCTACCCGTGGTGGTAGCAACGATGAACTCCATGTAATTGTTATTGACGAAGATGGTGAGTTCAGTGGAATCCCTGGTTCAGTACTTGAAAAATTTGCCTATCTAAGCAAATCAAAAGATACCAAGAAGACCGATGGTGGAACTGCATACTATGTTGATGTGCTGAAAGATCAGAGTTCATATGTATGGGTACTGGATCATCCAAATGCTAATCTAGCAACCACAGCTAACTGGGGTCAGGGAGCTAATACTAATTTTGGTAACCTGGGCAATGCGCTCACAGGTTCCTTCTTCTTAGGTGCTTTGGGAACCCCATCGGATGCAGAATACACGGCTGCTTATGATGCATTCCTGCAGGATGGACTGTATGATGTTAGCCTGTTGCCTTTGGGTCCACATAATGACAACGTCATAAGCTATGTTGTCAATAATGTGTGTGAAGTAAGAAAAGATTGCATAGCATTCTTTAGCCCAGAATTATCAGATGTTCAGAACATAGCCAGCACATCTGCAGCTGCAACCAACGTAGTTAATTTCAGAGAAACCGTAAATCTTAACAGCAGTTACGCTGTCATGGACAGTGGTTGGAAATATCAGTATGATCGCTACAATGATGCCTATCGTTGGGTCCCACTAAATGGTGATATTGCTGGTATTTGCGCTCGTACAGATTTTGTAGCAGATCCCTGGTATAGTCCAGCTGGTTATACACGTGGTGTTGTAAAGAATGTTGTTAAACTAGCCTTTAGCCCAACCCAGACCGATCGTGACACCCTATACAAGTCTGGCGTCAATCCCGTAGTTAGCTTCCCAGGTCAGGGCACTGTATTGTTTGGCGACAAAACTCAGTTAACAAAACCCAGCGCATTTGATAGAATAAATGTTCGTAGACTGTTTATTGTACTTGAAAAAGCCATAGCAACTGCAGCCAAGTATCAGCTCTTTGAGTTCAATGATGCATTTACACGTGCTCAGTTCCGTAATCTGGTTGAGCCGTTCTTGCGTGACGTACAGGGTCGCAGAGGCATTACAGACTTCAAGGTTGTTTGCGATGAAACCAACAATACCGGTGAAGTAATTGATAGAAATGAATTTGTAGCTGATATATACATCAAGCCAGCTCGTTCTATCAACTTTATTGGTTTGAATTTTATTGCAACCAGAACAGGTATTAGTTTTGAAGAGGTTGGAGCCTAAGGAGAATTAGATGTCAACCGTATTTAACGTAGATAGATTCAAGGCTGCTCTAACCAATGGTGGTGTAAGGCCCAATCAGTTCGCTGTATTTTTGAGCTTTCCAACCTATGTTGGTGCTCAGGCAGTAGCTGTAGCTCGTGCTCCATTTTTGGTTACTGCTGCTGAACTTCCTGGTCAGGACATAGGACCTGCAACGGTCTTTTATAGAGGACGTGAAGTCAAGTTTGCTGGAGATCGTGTATTTGCTCCCTGGACCATAACTGTACTCAATGACTCAGACATGAGTATTCGTACAGCCATGGAGCAATGGATGAATGGCATGGAGGATCTGGTTAATAAGTCTGGCAGATTGAATCCATCGGACTATCAGCGTGATCTAGAAGTATTTCAGTTAGACAGGAATGGACGTGTACTCAAAGGTTATAAACTGGTCAGTGCATTTCCTAGCAGTGTAAGCCCAGTTCCTTTGGACTTTGGAGCCAATGATCAGATCAGTAATTTTACTGTTACCTGGCAATTCCAGCATTTCACAGTAACTAGTGCTGCAAGTCAGCAGATCCTGGACATTGGTAGTGTATTCGCTGGTCGCATACCAGCACTCTTATAATATTATAATTTAAATTATGGCCATATCATTATTTGGTTTTACCATTAGCCGTGGGCAACCGGAAGATGGTGTAAATAGGACTCAGAGTTTTATTACACCAACTCCGGACGATGGCGCCAGTACCGTACAGGCAGGTGGTTATTTCGGCACCTATGTTGACCTGGACGCAACTGCCAAATCTGAATCTGAACTTATTACTCGTTATCGTGAAGCCAGCATGTATCCTGATTGTTCGGGTGCCATAGATGAAATTGTATCTGAGGCCATAGCTGCAGTAGATGACGAAAATCCTGTTGATATCAATCTAGATGAAGTTGATGTTGATGACAAAATTAAAAAAAACCATAACCCTTGAATTTAAAAATGTCATGCGGCTGTTGGAGTTTAACAACAAGGGCTTTGACATATTTCGCAGATGGTATGTTGACGGCAGAATCTATTATCAGAAAGTCATAGACGTTAAAAACCCTAAACGTGGTATCATAGAACTCAGACAAATAGATCCCAGAAAGATCAAAAAAGTTCGTGATGTACAGAAAGAAAAACTGCA